GAGAAGATTGACATACTTCTCTAACATCTATGTTGTGAGTGATCCAAAGAACCCTCAAAACGAAGGTAAAGTTTTTCTCTACAAGTATGGTAAGAAAATCTTTGATAAGATCAACGATTTGATGAACCCAGAGTTTGAAGATGAAACTCCAGTAAATCCATTTGATTTCTGGGAGGGTGCAAACTTTAAGTTGAAGATCCGTAAAGTAGAAGGTTATCAAAATTATGATAAGAGTGAGTTTGAAAAACCTGCACAACTTGTAGAAGATGAGGCCGAACTCGAAAGAATTTGGAAGACACAATATAAGTTGAATGAGTTTACTGATGACTCAAATTTCAAGACTTTTGAGGAACTTCAAGAACGATTGAATACTGTTCTTGGTCTTGATTCGCCAAAGGTGACCCAGATGTATAAAACCGCTGAGCCATCTACAACACCAACTGAGAAGCCAACTACGGCTGAAGATTATACTGGTGAAACTACTGGTGAAGAAGATGAAGAGATGTCATACTTTGCTAAACTAGCCAACGAGTAATCTATAAAAACATCTATGCCAGTGCCGTCATCATGTTTAGAGAACTGGTGGTAGGCATTTCTCTCACGGTGTTTTCCGTGTTTTGATATGAGTATGAGTTATTGATTACTGGCATAGATGTTCCTCCACCTCCTTGTGATGCAATCGCAGGTATCATAGCCATCATAGAATCTCTCTCTTGTTTCAATCTATTGTTATCAATTATGTCACCGATAATTTGATTGAATTTCTTTTCGGTAAATACTAATTCTTGACCTTGTGCAGTTGGTTGATCTCCAACTAAAACACTTTGCATTGAACCTGGACTATAAGCACCAAAACCTCTTGCTTGTTTGTCTTCAGGTCTGAGATTTATTTTTTTAAGTCTCTGTTGATCTCTAAACATTTTTACTATTTGTCCACCTGTGTCAAATAGATTTGGTGTAGTTAAAGGATGCATATTAGGACCTACTTCTTCTATTCTGCTTTGCATTTCTGTAGGTACCCAATTTCTCCAATTGGTATTTTCATTTGCATTTATCTGTTCGTTATTATCAAGTTTTCTTTGCAAATATTCTCTGAGATAGAATGCTAAATCTTGTGAGCCTGATGCCTCTATTGATGCTTCGGTGGTCTTTTTAACATCTTCTCTTTGGGCTACGGCGACATCTGATTTACTGAATTCAACTTGTATAGCATCAGATTCTTCTTTAAGAATTTTTCTCGCTAATGATTGATCTTCTTTCAGAACTATACCCTCTAAATCTGCATTAACATCGCCTTTTTCAATTTCACCCGCTTGAAGCGAGGCAACAATTTTTCTTCTCAAAGCAAGTTCACGTAATTTTTCTTCTTTTGCTCTATATTTTGATCCTTGTCCAGTTTTACCTTCTTCTTCTAATGCCTTTTGCATTTCGAGTATTTGATTATCAAGTGATTTGATTTTACCTCTTCTTTCAACTTTTGATTGAAAATGCTTATCGAGAAAATATGTCGCAAGAGATCCTAACAATAAACCTACAAGACCTCCAAATAACATACCAAGAGGTCCGCCTACCATACCTATGGCGGCACCTGCTTTAAATCCTGCCATACTTCCTAATACTGCACCTCCTGCAGAAAGCATCATAAATTTTAAAGGATTTCTTCCTATAGCATCTTGCATATCCGCCGAACCTAAAGCACCAGCAACACCACCTAAAGCACCACCTATTAATGCACCTAAGACAAGCCCTTTTATACCGAATGATGATCCAAATTTTGCTCCTGCTAACGCACCACCAACTAATCCTAAACCTCCAGTCACCAAAGGTGATACATCACCAGTAAAGATATCTCCAAGAGATTCATCATCGTCTAATGATTTGGCAACTAATGATAAACCACCAGCAACTAATGCACCAGCAATTGCCGCCTTAGGTCCGCCAAAAGCAACACCTGCTAATGCCCCTCCAGCAACTGTTGATAAAAAATCATTTTTCTTTAAAAACTCTGTAAAAATAACATCCATTTTACCAGTGAATGTTTCTTCTTTTTCTATATTTTTTTTGATCGATTCCCATATACCAGGTGCTAATAATAGACCGCCCATCAAACCTGCAAGACCTTTATAGAACCCACCGCTGAATTTTACGCTATTCCAGAGACCTGTAAATATTCCTTTACCAGCAGAACCTAATGCTCCTGTTAAAAAGAAATCCATAAACTTACCGAGAATGCCTTTAGATGGAACTTTTTTGTCAAAAAGACCTTTACCACTTTTGCCAGATACTTTTACTGCATCTTTTTTTGCTTCAAGTCCTTCTTCTAACCTTCTACGTGCATCTGCTCTATCTGATTTTAAAAAATATGCAGTGAGATTTCTAATAGATTTTGTTGTCTCTCTTTGGGCTTCAAGTTGACCTTTATTTTGCTCTTTGAGTGAACTTACAAGGCTCTCAAATTCCATTTTTCCTAATGTTTTTCTGGCCATTTTATCTCTGGTTTTGTTGATCTCTCAACTTTTCGTTTTCCTCTTGAATATGTTGTATCAATAATGTTATGTAAATATCTCTTTCATATGGTATCATTTCATTTAGTTCAGTTAAACTATATTTGTGATGTTGCATTAACTGAAAGTTAGTAACGTAATGGTTCTGTAAAGATTCGTGACACAGGCTTATGCGAAAAAATCTTCTATTCCACTTAAAGTTACATGTTCAGTACAACCACAACCATCACACACATAATCAAATTCATGCCTTAGATAAGGCATAGTTTGAAAAAAATTTCTCATATCTTCAAACTGTTTTGTATTCAAACTATTTAAAAAATCTAACATCTCTTCTTTTGTATGGTCATCAGTATAAAAAACTGAATCGTCTTGATAAATCATTTCTATATTATCAATCATAATGTCAAAGACTGCATCAATTGCATTTACTTCTTCATCATTGTCAAATTTATTAAATCTATTGTACATGTCTAAACCTGGGTATTTCATAACAACACCAACACTATCAGATAAATCTATCTTTTTAGTATGTCCTTCAAGTGATGTTGGTTTGATCTGTTTTAGATTTATTTTTACATCCTGTATATGCTTACATTCTTCTTTATTTGAATTTAAATCGTCAGGATGTTTAAATCTTAAAACAATTTCTTCACCTACCGAAACACTTCTCATGCTCAAAAATAAATATTGAATATCAAAAATCGGTAATTTCTCGACATCTATATCATTCATCACGCAACTTGAAATGATTTGTTTCATTGATCTCATCATTTCTTGTTCATCATTACTTTCTAATGCCATCAACAAAATTTTTTCTTCTTTCACCAAGAACGGACGATATTGTATCGTTTCTCCAGATGATGTAAGAGTCAATTCATAAGTTGGTGCATTAAGCACCGGTAAAGCCATAATATCTCCTAGTTAGCCTGTGTCACAAATATTATCCTCCTTGATTACTGTTTGGTGTTTGCAATCTATCAGCAGGGTTTAAGGACTGCTGAGAAGGGGTGTTAAATTGAATATCTTTCGCTTTCCATTTTCTATATGAAAATGTTACTGAAAATTTAGCATAATCATTATTTTGGGCAAATCCTAAGTTCATAGCACTTACGTTGATTGGAAAAACTTCTAAGTAGTCTACCTCGTACATCACTTCATTATGATTATCCAATAATTGTAGATTGATATTTCCTACTAAACTATCATGATACTCTACATCAAAAGTATTAGGGTTAACAATATGATCTGCCCATTTATCAAAAAATCTTTTTTCTACTATAAAAGCATCTGAACACATAAATGTAAATGTCGTATCTATAAAACCTAGATTATAAGGTATTTTTCTTATAGGTCCATATAATCTTGATTCACTTGTAGTGATTGTTTTGCCTGGAAGTTCTGCACTTTCTACCATCATAGCCAATGTTTGTGTGTTAATACTTGAAGTGATAGGACAGTATACTTTTGCTATGTACCTATTTACTGGTACAGGATTAAAATTTGTAAGGTCTGTTAATTTTCCTATATCTATCATTTGATCATACTCCTACTATGCCCCCAAACTACAAGTTTGCTTTCTTTCTTAAAACGTTCTGTAGGTAGAAACAATGCTATTTCTCTTTCATCATCTGCAATCTCAACGACCTTAGAACTTATGTGTTTGTACAAATATCTTTTGACTGTTGGTTTTACTTCTTTAATTCTTGACAATGCTTTCCAATTAATACCTCGTGCTTTATCGATCTCATCCATTAACTTTGCTCTCAAGAGAGGAGGTAGATAGTGCATATTACACCCAATGAAACCATTTGGCTTAAAATCAAATACAAGAACAAGAGGAAATCTATCATAGTATTTTAATTCTTTCTTATATTTTGGATCATAAAAATATGCAAACATGGACCCAGGTCCAATATTACGTTTGCCTGTCTTTTTAGATTTTTGATAGAATTCATCAGCAGTATCTAC